CAAGGGCGGCACCTTGAGACTTGGTCACGGACTACCCCCCAGCGCTGCACGAGAGTGTTAAGGGGGGGGGCTTGCTTGCAAGCTTGGCTACACAGCGCGCCTCATGCCATGGGAAATTCCCTCAGTCACTACAGCCACATCTCCACACTGCATCTCAGTGGCGGCGTGGCATCGCCTTGTGGGAACCCAGGGACCGCACATCATTCGCCTTCTGCACTACAAGAACAAGAAGGTCCTGCGGAAGTTCGATATTTCGGTGAGCACGGAGGACATATTGGTATTGAATCAAGCAGCGGCCGTCGCGTTGACGGGGAAGGCGAAGGACACCAATTGGCAACCTCAGCTCATACAGAACTACCGCTTGCAGTGCAAGGCAGACGTGCCATTGGTCGCGGCCGCGAAGATGGAGCTCGTGCCATGGGCCTATGTGCTTACTGTTGTGAGCACGCACAAGGCTGTGGAACTCGAGCGTATCTCTCAGCATTGCCTAAAGAGGTCGTACTACGCGTGCTTGAATGGCGCCTGGGAGATCATGACGGCTTGCTTGCCACGATCCACGGAGGGTTCGTGGTGCGCCCGATTGATCCTGGGGCAAAGCATGGACACCCCTTGCAACGTCGCGACGGAGGGCCGTTGCTTACCGTTGCGGGTGTTCAGGCCTACGCGAGATGCGACTACGCGATCGGACAGTACGTCACCAGATGGCGGAATCACACGGTCTGCGACACGGACATGTGCTGTGATTGCGAAGAAGGCCCTTTTGCATGGGGTCATTCTTACAGCGCAGGGCTTGATTACGATCCTCGGAGAAACGAGGTCTACTGGGACGAGCGAGGCTACGATCGACACAGGTTCGCCAGAGCCTTGCAGGCCTGCTCGCTCGCAGGCGTCAGCGAGCACTACGCCTTCCAACAAGCCGATGTCCTTGGTGAGTGTCCCCTCCACATCCACGGCCCAGCAGACGATCTTGAAGAACGAACCGACATGGACAGACCCGTATTATTCTACGGACCCATCATGCGGTGAACAGGATGAGGGGGCCACGTACTACACCACGCAGAAGAGGCATGAGGAGAAGCCGGCGGCCGAGGAAGAGAAGGAGAAGCCGTCTAATCCCTTCGAGCGCTTACCGATGCCGGAAGCACAACCTCGGCCGCTCGGCCCATGGGAGTACAAAGCTGGCGGGATTTTCCGCACTTCTGAGGGGGGAGGATCACCACGTGCCGCCTTGGTGCTCCCCCTATTCAGTACACCCGTGGTTTACGCGAACACAAACGAGAACGTGATGAAAGCGAAGAAAGCACGCATTGATGACAAGCAGATACCTTTTACTGGCGACGCGAAGGATTTGGAGCACATCGGTACGTTCATTCGTGCCGTGCGAGCCGAAGTTTTCTCGGACGACGTCATACGTGCTGCTGTCATCGAATGTATGCCCTTCCTGGACTTAAAGTCTTCCAAGTGGTCCGAAGCACGAGCGCAACAAGCTATAGACGCTCTCCACCAGAAACTCCGCCCTACTTTCGCACACGCGGCGATCGTTAAAGCGGAACCAATGCAGGAGGGCAAGGCGCCTCGGCTCCTCATATCCGATGGAGACCAGGGCCAGATAATGGCTTTGCTCGTGCTCAGCGTCTTTGAACACATTCTGTTCAGTTCGCAGAAGATTCGAAGCATAAAAGGGAGACCAGTCAACCAAGCCATGAAGGACATAGCTTCACACGTACGAATTAAGGCAAAAGCAGCAACCACAATAGAAGGGGACGGGTCTGCATGGGATACGTGTTGCAATGCAACCATTCGCAGCAAGACCGAGAACGTCATACTCGAGAACATCACGAAAATTCTCAAGGAGTTTGTGTCCCCTCAATCGTGGCACCAAGCACATCAGGAAGCTTGTGCAGCGAAAAGGCTGCGGCTGAAATTGCCTGAGAAGAAAGATTCTTGTTGTGTGTTTGCAGGGATCGATGCTATCAGAAGGTCAGGACATAGGGGGACCAGTAGTCTCAATTGGTTCCTCAATTGGACGTTGTGGTCCGTTTCGTTATTCGGTAAGCACGCCAAGGAGATCATCTCCACGGAAACCGGATACGCGAAGGACCGGTGGGATAAGTGGCGAAACGTCCGTATGGCCTTCGAGGGCGACGACAGTATATTGGTAACGTTTCCAAAACCCACGCCCTCTCAAAAGATCTGCATCGAGGAGTTCTGGAAGAGGATGGGCTACAATATGAAGTTGAAGTTCATCGAAGGCGACTCCCAAGCGGAGTTTTGTGGCCACATCTTCGCAACAGACTCTAGGGGGCTGACCAATACTTTTGGACGCGATGTGCCGCGAGCGTTAAAGAACGGCGCACTCGCGTGTCCCCCGAATCCGAGAGCGTTCTTTGAGAACCCGAGTGCACTCAGGGAGCTTGCACGCTCAAAGTCCACCAGCTATGCGGCAACTTTTCTTAATATGCCTACGTTGCTGCGGCAATACGTGAAATTCGCGAAGTCCCTTGGTGGTCTTGCACTCGACGAAGAGGGCATCCGCAAGAGCTGTGGCGGGAATAAAGCAACTGACAAGCAAGTCAGTGAGCTTTTACAGGAGATCATGCGGGTAGCGGAGAGTCCCAATGATCTCGTGGAAGAGGCAGCCCTGTACACTCGACTGGGCTGGCCGACGACACCCGAAGAACTGGTACAATTTAGCCAGCGCGACTGGGATTACAGCCACCTGCTCGACCACGGCATACACTTGCCGGAGTCCTGGAAGAGCAAGTGAAGCAGTGCCAGGTCGGCCCCGGGCATCGTTAAACGATGGGAGGAATTGGCACCGGGACGTTTCACGTTTCACTTTACCCTTTGCCGGACCCTCAGGGGTTGAGATGGTATAAGAGCGCGTCTGAGCAATATGCGAAGACAACCTGCGAGGAGGTGTGGGTCGACAGCAACCAGCTTTTGATGGTCTGCTTGGCAGGTATTTTCCCTCTCTCCAAGTCTCGAGGCCCGTGCGCTCCGGCTCCCGCGCGGGGGAGACCGTAAAAGCCAGCCTTATTCTTTCGTGGTGGTTGAGTTGGCTACCACCCGAAGCCTGGCGGCCGTGACGGGACGGCCTGAGGTGAGGCCTAGCAGCAATGGGAGTCACGCACCCATCTGCGGTT